AAGTTATGATTGATTAATTATAATATATATATATATAAAAGGGGGATAAGTAATAAAGGAAAAAATGTTCCTTTATTACTTACCCCCCTTTTATATAGATTTTTTACATTTTAATCATAATTTTTAAAGTTTGAAAAAATAAAATTGAAATTCACATATTATATTTATTTTTAAAAAAATGACTTCTTTTTACAATATATTTTTTACAAATAATACAAATGAAGATGAAGAAAAGGAGGATGTAAATTTAGAAACATATCTTGAAAAAAATACTATAATACCTATAAATGGAAATGGTAATGAATATTCAACTTGCTTTGCGAAATTATTGCCTTGTGGAATAAAATATATACAGCCATGGGGACTAAATAGACCATTAGATTCAAAATTTATTGAAGATATAGTTAAAAATCAAGAAGAATTTTATAATATAAATAAAAGATACAATTTTATCGATCCTATTCATATATCTAAATGTGATGATAAGTATCAACTTTTAGATGGTCAACATAGACTGGATGCTTATCAAAAACTACATCACAAAAATGATCTACCACGAATGCCTGTAATTATACATAATGTTAAAGACCAAAAAGAAAACATACAAATATTTAGAACTGTTAACAAAAGAGCGTATGTAAAAATGGAAGAACTACACCAAGACAAATTAAATGAATTAACAGATAAGATGAATAAACATTGGTTAGCGATATTTATAGAAAGAAAGAAAAGAATTCCAAACGACTATAATTTTAAAACGATTTTTGGAATTAACAGGCCTTATATGGATGAAAATAAATTCTGTAGAACGATAAGAGAAACTAATACGTTTAAAAACAAAACAGTTGATGAAATTATGAATATTCTTGTCAGGATAAATAACAATATAAAAGATATGAATGTTTCTAAAAGAGGAAAGGGTATCACGCCTTTAGGAAACGATAAATGCGATTGCTTTGGGTTCTATCTTGGATGTGATAAAGATATGAATTGGATGAAAGATATATAATATAAAGTTGTTATAACTTTTTTTCAACATAAACAAGATATTTAAATGCTTGAAGTTGTGTTAAAACATCAGCTAAGTCATCTTTTTTTCTTGCATTTGTAAGATTATCTAAAATATCTATTTCCCCTCTATTATTTAATATTTCAATTGCCTGGTTTACACTCCATTTTTTTCTTTGTGGTTTTTCCATTGCTTTCCATCTTTTCTTTCCGCTTTTATAAGGTTGACCTTCAACTTTGGGCGCTCCTAAAATTTGTGTTTTGTGAAAAGCGGGAAATTCAATTACACTCTTAAATCTTCCGTATTTAAAAGTAAAATATGAATAACAATGTTGACCTAATTTAACAGCCATTTTGTTTAATTTCTTTCCAAAAGACATTTGTTCTTCAATTACAAAAGCATCGCAAGTATCCCATATTTCAACATATTTATCTAAAACATCAATCATATTATGAAATGTTTCCGGGTCTAACTTCTTTTTAGGGTCGCAATTGTATGTTAAATCAACATTGTCGTGAAGTATAATTTTACCGTTTGAATAAACCTGTTCTAATACGTTCTCCATTTCCGGGGTTGACGTACCATCTTCTTTGTATCTTTTATTTGAAGGTATATTTTTAATATCTAACAATTCTTTTTTATCAAATTCTTCAACACAGAATGAAAAATTTTTTTTACCAATATCAATACTGCAAATACGGGTCATTATTTTTATATTGATAAAAATAATTTTATAAGTTGATAATAAAAATGCGCAATAATAAAAATGTACAAAAAACTAAATATTCTAAATATTCTAAATATTATAAATATTTTTTAATTTTTGGTTTTATTTGTGGTTTAGTGTCTCTATCTATAATATTATATCTTCAATTTAAACCAAAGTTAAAAAATGAATGGGCAGAAATAACAAAAATTACTTGTGATGTAAAAGGTCAAAAATGTGTTTATACTTTAACTTATTTCGATAATACACAACAGGTTAAATATATAAATGGATTTTATAAGGATTATAAAGTTGGAGATCATCTCAATATCTATATTGATAATAAAGGTTCTGTTTCGTTACAAAATGATGATGATACCACTTTAAAAATAATACAACTCGTATGTTTTATAATATTTGTTGCAATATACGCTCCGTACGCGCCATTTATATTAATCATATAAAAACGTCTTAGCCGAATTTTGATAAATTTCGGGGGTGACGTACAGAGTGTATCAATTTTATATACAGAAAGGTATCATTTTTATAAAAATAATTTAAGTTGATTATCTGAAAAAATACCCCCTTGTTGATAGTATTGTTACTATCAACAAGGGGGTATTTTTATATATATACCTATAATTAATCATAACTTACAAACTTTAAAATCTCCCCACAAATATCATTATAAAAAATATCCTTTAATTCGGCTTTAACTTCAGATTTTCTTTTTTGAATATCGTTTTCAAGTTGTTTTTTATATACAGTATCATTATAAAGAAAGATGTTTGCTGATAGTTGTTCAAAATCTATTTTTTCAATATACTTTTCTATAAAATCTAAATTTAAACTATTATTCACTGAAATACAATCCCAAAATCGATATACTTCTTTATTTTTTTCTAAAAATTTATCAATATAGTTACAATTTATACTTGGATTTTTTAGTATGGCATGCCAATTCATATCTCTATCATCTTTAAACTCATCCAAGAAATCAGACGAAATACAAGGATTTTGACAGAGATAGTATATATCAAACTTATGAATGTATTTTCTTATAAAATCAAGGTTTAAATTTTTATTAATAGCTGAAATATAATACCAGTTTAACTTTATATTTATAAATTTTTCAATAATAGTTGTATTTAAAAATGGATTTTTTGAAATTTCATACCATATTGAAATATCAAAATTTTCACTAAATTTTTCACATATATATTCTAAGATGCGTGGATTTAATTTAGAAAAAACTGGTTGTAATTTGATAATAAAAGATCCAGATAATGTTGTAATTTTAAATTTATCGATCCTTATATTTTTCATCATAAAATCTATTGATAAGTCTCTGTCGCCATATAAAATGTTAATATAATTCCAATTATACTGAGGATGCGACTTTATAAATTCTTCAGAAATATTTGTATTTAGAGATAAATCATCAAAATTCCAAACTATATTTGGATATTTTTCAATATCCTTTTCAGTTACATTTGGATTTTTAGATATTTCCATATAGTCCCAAGGTAAATCAGAATTGTTAAAAATCATATCCACTGTTATATTATGATTTTTTGTAAAAAGATCCCATCTATACATTCTATCTCTATACAATCTCAACAATTCTATATCTATATTATCGTTTAAATTTAACAGTTCCCAATTCCAAAATTTTTCAGGATGATTTTTAATATATTCTATTGCATATGGATTTTCAGATAAATAGTTAAAGTTCCAATTTCTTTCAGGATATCTTTCTAAAAGAATAGAAAGGATATTTGGTTTACTCTTAATATATTTTATTTTATCCATATTATTTGTCATTTAATTTATGGTTAAAATTAAATTTAAAAATCAATTTATTAAGGACAGGTAAGTAATAAAGGAAAAAATGTTCCTTTATTACTTACCTGTCCTTATATTTTATAATTAATCATAACTTACAAACTTTAAAATCTCCCCACAAATATCATTATAAAAAATATCCTTTAATTCGGCTTTAACTTCAGATTTTCTTTTTTGAATATCGTTTTCAAGTTGTTTTTTATATACAGTATCATTATAAAGAAAGATGTTAAGAGATATTACATTCCATTTCCATTTATCAATATACTTTTCTATAATATCGGGTGTTAAACTTGGATTTTCAGATAAATTATTCCAATTCCATCTATCAATATACTTTTCTATAATATCAGGAGTTAAACTTGGATTACCAGACAACCAATACCAACCCCATTTATCAATATACTTTTCTATAATATCGGGGGTTAAACTTGGATTTTCAGATAAATTATTCCATTTCCATTTATCAATATATTTTTCTATAATTTCAGGTGTTAAACTTGGATTAAGAGATAACACATTCCAATCCCATTTATCAAAATACTTTTCTATAATATCGGGAGTTAAACTTGGATTAAGAGATAATTCATTCCAATCCCATTTATCAAAATACTTTTCTATAATATCGGGAGTTAAACTTGGATTAAGAGATAATTCATTCCAATCCCATTTATCAAAATACTTTTCTATAATATCAGGAGTTAAACTTGGATTTTTAGATAATGATTTCCAATTCAATCTATCAACATATTTTTCTATAATATCGGGAGTTAAATTTGGATTTTGAGACAACCAATACCAATCCCATTTACCAATATATTTTTCTATAATATCGGGAGTTAAATTTGGATTACGAGACAACCAATACCAACCGCAATTATCAAAATACTTTTCTATAATATCGGGAGTTAAACTTAAACAAGGATTACGAGATAATCCATTCCAATCCCATCTATCAATATATTTTTCTATAATATCGGGTGTTAAACTTGGATTACGAGATAATCCATTCCAATCCCATCTATCAATATATTTTTCTATAATATCGGGTGTTAAACTTGGATTACGAGATAAATTATTCCAATCCCAATTCTTTTCAGGATATCTTTCTAAAAGAATAGAAAGGATATTTGGTTTACTCTTAATATATTCTGTTTTATTCATATTATTTGTCATTTAATTTATGGTTAAAATTAAATTTAAAAATAAAAATCAATTTTTGAAAAGACGACTTTATCCCACCATATAATAGACCAACTGAATATTATTACCACTAAGACCTCCGTGATGAGCTACAACTTCAGATAATTTTGTATTATGAGGCCACCAAGGGTTATTTTTATCAAACTTACTTATATCCCCTGTTTTGAACTTTAATATTTCTATATTTTTTCTTTCTCCAAGACCAGCATTTTTCATACTTTGAATTATCCCATCAATTGTTCTATCAGGATTGTAAGCTTCCATCCAGTTTGGACCTTTTCCTGGAATACCTAATATACCGTGCCAATAAACAAGAGTAGACATTTTTTTTAATTTAATATGATTATACTTTAAAATCACAATTTAATTTATTTTCGTTGCAACTCCATTGTAAAATATACTATTTCCTACCTTAATTTTTTTAAACATTAAAAAGTCTCTTAATTCTAATGTTAAAAGAGTACAATCGTATTCTAAAATAACATCAGTATCGTTTTCAAAATCAACTTCTAACCGAGTATACATAGCACAACAATTTAAAAAAAGGGATTGTTCATAACTTTTACCTGCCGAAGTAAAATTCATCTTTACATTTGGGTTATTTAATCTAATATTAGAAATTATATCACAGTAATCAGGACTTTCATGTTTAAAAATATAATGATGTTTTCCAGGTTTAAACAATACTTTTTTTGAAAAATAACAAGAATCATCTCTCGGGTGAGTTAAAAAATATTCTATACATTTATAACAATCTGTTAACTTTGTAGTTTTAAATATTTTTCTCTCTTCTAAAAGATAATATTTATCTGTCTCTTTAAAATTTAAAATTTTATTCATTTTATTTGCCAGGTGTATTTTTAAATATCATTTTGTATGATTACTAAAAGATATTTTAGACTTGAGTAACTTTTGAAAACTTTTCATATTAAAAAACCCCGTTAACAAATAGTATGTATATTACTATTTGTTAACGGGGTTTTTTAAATATAATTGGAAATATAAATATAGGAAATATAAATATAGAAAATATAAATATAGGAAATATAATAAGTTTATACGATTATGAAAAATTAAAATTCTTGAGAGTAATAATATGATATATTTTTAATAAATTTATATTTAGTATCATCCCACTCTTGAAAAGAATCAATTAGTAAATTATTTTTAAGTATAGTTTTTGCCATTTTTAAAGCTTTTGCGTTTAACTCAAAATCAATCTTAATACCAAATTTTGTTTCTACAGTTTTATCAATATGGAAAACAAACACAAAATCATTAATTTTACAATCTTCATTTTCGTATCCATAAACTTGCTTAAGATATTGTCCTGTGTATTCAATGTCTTTTATTGCTTTTCCTTTTTTAGTTAGAGGAGATGGTACTATAAATGTTTTAATTCCAGCTTTATTCATTTCTGGAATTATTTTATCATTAATACAATTAAAATATTCTTTTACTAATTTATCGTTCGATTCGGAAACCATTTTTTTTAATGTTTCAATCGAAACATATTCGACGCCAAATTCTGAAAAATCATATGTATTTACTTGTTCTTTACTTTGTTTCTTAGACTTTGGTACCTTTTCTTCTTGTTCTTCATCACTTACTTGTTTACTTTGTTTCTTAGATTTTGGTACCTTTTCTTCCACTTGTTCTTCTTGTTCTTCGTCACTTACTTGTTCTTTACTTTTCTTAGATTTTGGTACCTTTTCTTCCACTTGTTCTTCTTGTTCTATGTCACTTACTTGTTCTTTACTTTTCTTTTTCTTAGACTTTGGTACCTTTTGTTCTTGTTCTTCTCCTCGTTCTTCTATTTCTTGTTCATATCTTTCTTTGTCATCATCTTGTTGTTTATAATATTTTTCCTTATCTTCATCTGATTTTTTGTTC